CCGGTGTTCGGTTCGACCACCCTGTCCGTCTACAAGTTCTCGTCCAAGATCGTCGCGGTTCCGTTTGAACTGTTGCAGGACTCGTCCATCGACATCGAAGCGTTCGTTCGCGGCCGCCTCGTTGATAGTCTCGGCCGCGTCCAGAACACCTACTTCACCACGGGTACCGGCACGGCTCAGCCGCGCGGCGTCGTGACTGCTGCGGGTGCGGGCAAGGTCGGCACCACCGGCCAGACCACCTCGGTGATCTATGACGATCTCGTGGACCTCCAGCACTCCATCGACCCGGCTTACCGCGCTCGCGGTTGCAAGTTCATGATGGCCGACAGCTCGCTGAAGGCGATCCGCAAGCTGAAGGACTCGCAGAACCGTCCGATCTTCGTGCCGGGCTATGAGTCGGGTTCGCCGAAGGGTGAGCCGGACAGCATCCTCGGCATGCCGATTGTCATCAACCAGGATATGGCAGCGATGGCTGCGAACGCCAAGTCGATCCTGTGCGGCGACTTCAGCAACTACAAGGTCCGCGACGTGATGCAGTTCACCCTGTTCCGCTTCACGGACTCGGTGTACAGCAAGCTCGGCCAGGTCGGCTTCCTCGCCTGGGCGCGTGCTGGCGGCAACTACGTCGACGTCGGCAACAGCCTGAAGTACTACCAGAACTCGGCCACCTAAGGGCCGTGATGCAAACAAGGCGGGGCTTCGGCCCCGCCTTTTCTTTAGGCGTCTGACAGGGGCCACATGACGCAGAGCACGATTCTGGCGGCCGGTACTACGGCTGCAAATTCCACGCCGGTAGCAGTTCCGTCCGGCGCGACTTACACGGTTGGCATTTTTGCATCGAGCGGAACGATCCCGGACGGCGTTACCTGCTCCCTTTTGGTGGACACGCCCGGCGCTGACGCATTGCTGCCGCAGAAGTTGGACGCAAACACTCCCGCCGTATCTATCACTGGCCCCGTGTCGGTGATCGTTGCACGGCCAGCTACTAGCGTCGCAATCGGCGCGTTCCAGGAAGCCTGATATGGCGAAGAAACAGGAAGGCGGCAAGCGCAAGGCGCTGCTGCTGGTGGACTGCCACGCCGGCAACTCCGGCGTTGTGGTTGAACTCGACGCAGCCGACGTGGCTGCACTCGTGGCCGAAGGTTCGGCCGATGACAACGCGGCGGCTGTCGCTGCTCACGAATAACTGGGGACGGCATGGCGCTCAAGCTGATAACGGCGGGGTCGCAGGCCGTCACCACCGCAGATGCGAAGGCGCATCTGAACGTTACGCATTCTACGGATGACACCCTGATTACGGCGCTGGTTCTGGCCGCTCAGGGGCATATCGAGCAAGTGTTGGGCGCTCCGCTGACCTCGGAAACGTGGGAGCAGAGCATCGACGGCTTCCCGTGTGGTCCGATCCGACTGCTGCGGCAGCCGGTGACGGCTATCGCCTCGGTGAAATACGACGTGGATGGCGTGGAAACCACGCTGCCCCCTGCGGACTACACGCAAGACCTCCCAGGCGGGCGCGTGTGGGCCGAGAGCTGGCCGACCGCCGACGCTTACGGCTCGGTTCGCGTGCGCTTCACGGCGGGATACAGCACGGTTCCTGCGCCCCTCAAGGCGGCGGTGCTGCTGATGGTCGGCGACCTGTACGCCAACCGCGAGGCTGTTTCGGCGGACGTTTCGTTTGCTGACAACCCGACCGTGACGCGGCTCCTGTGGCCGTATCGGATGATGCTGTGAGGGCGGGCAAGCTTCGGTCTGTCATCGTCCTCCAGTCCCGCGACTCGGGAACGGACGTTAACGGTCAGCCCGCGCAGACGTGGACGACTCTGGACACGGTGCGCGCTGACGTTCTCGGCGCAACCGGCATGGGCACGATTAAGTCGGCCGTGGGCGGCGTGGAAATCAACGCCTACAGTTTCCGGATTCGCTACCGGTCGGACGTGGACGCGGCCAAGCGGGTGGTGTTCAACGGTCAGAACTTCGACGTGAAGGCGGTTCGGCACGACCTCGCGCGCAAGGAGTGGACGGATCTGGTCTGCGAGGTGGGCGGAAATGATGGCTAACAGCGGCATGAAGCTGGACAAGTCGGAATGGGATGCCGCTTTGAACAAGCTGTCAGGTCCGGTCAAGGAAAAGCTTGCCCGCTCTATGGGCGTGGCTGGCGGCCAAGTTATGCGCGACGAGGCCAAGCTACAGGCCCCGGTTATGACCGGCCTTCTAAGCGAGTCGATCTACCTAGCGTTCAAGGATGACCGATCCAACGATGCGCAAGTGGTCTATTCCGTTTCGTGGAATAGCAAGACCGCCCCGCACGGCCATTTGCTGGAGTTCGGCCACTGGCACGTAACGGGCGGCAAGGGTGGCGAGCAAACGAGCTGGACGGCCGCTAAGCCGTTCCTTCGTCCCGCCTATGACATTGCGAAGCCGAAGGCGGCGCAGGCCATGATGGCTCGCGGCAAGGTTCGCGCGGCAGAACTGCTAGCGGAGATGGACAGTGGCAATTGAAGCCAGCATCAAGACGGCGCTGGCGGCGATTGCTGGCGGCCGGACGTACCCGGACACGCCAACCGATAGCCCGACGTTCCCGCTGAATATTTACCAGCAGGTTGGCGGCTCCGTCATCAACCCGCTGGATGGCGCGGACCCGAACAAGGACAACGCACGTATCCAGATCGTGACGTGGGCCAAGACGCGACTGGAAGCCACGAGCGTGGCGCGGCAGGTTCGCGTGGCGATGACATCCACGCTAAACGCCACGCTGCTGGGTGCGCCTGTTTCGATCTATGACGAGATGACAAAGAACTACGGCAGCCGAGCGGATTATTCCGTTTGGTATACGCCCTAAGCAGGTGGCGGCAACCTGCAAGGCAACCGGTGAAGGTTAGGGGTGCGCTGCGAGCGCGGATACACCCGAAGCTCTGACGGGATAGGTGAAGGCTTTAGCGCCAACGATGAATGATCCGGCCGGGTCGCGTTGGATGTCGGCCCTGACTATCTAGGCCAAAACTGTCGCAGCTATTTCCGAGGGCCAGCCCACGCGCTGGCCTTCTTCATTTCAAGCCGCGCCTAGTCCTGCCGTGAGGCACCACGAAAGCGCGCACCCATTAGGCCCGGTCTGCGGACCCGCGCCACAACGCAATCGCAGTACGCGTCTGCGACCAGACCGCCGTGAGGCGGCCTTTCCCATCGAGATGGAGTTACACAATGAGCTACTCGCTCCCGAACGGTTCCACCATTCACATCGGCAGCGCGGTTGGTTCCGCTCTGACGGTGACTGCTGCAACAAATGCCAGCCCTTGCGTGATGACCTCGACGGCCCACGGACTGGCGAACGGTGATTACGTAATCATCTATTCGTCCGGTTGGGCGCGCACGTTGGAGCGCGTGTTCCGCGTTGCCAATATCACCGCGAACACGTTTGAGCTTGAGGGCCACGACACCTCCAGCACGTCGAACTTTGCCGCTGGCTCGGGCACGGGCTCGGTTAAGAAGGTCACCACCTGGACGCAGATCTCGCAGGTTCTCACCCTCTCCTCGCAGGGCGGCGAGCAGCAGTTCGCCACTTATCAGCCGCTGGAAGGCGACCGCGAAGTCCGCATCCCCACGGTCAAGACCGGCGGCGGTTTGGATATCGAGGTTGGCGACGACCCGACGCTTCCCGGTTTCGTTGCGGCTGCGGCTGCGAACGACGACCGCGTGCCCCGCGCCGTGCGTATCACCAGCGCCAGCGGCGGCAAGTCGCTGTTCTACAGCTACATCGGTGCCGACAAGGTTCCGCAGATGAACGTTAATCAGGTGATGACCTCGCGCATCTCGCTGTCTCACCAGAACGAAGCCGTACGTTATTCGTCCTAATGGTTCCGGGGAGGCCCGGCGCATTGGGCCTCCCCTTTCCATGACGGAGTTTCACCATGTTTGAAATCGAACATAACCCCACGTTCCCCGGCTCGATCAAGATCAGGTCGATGGGCCGCGTGCAGACGATGGAAGTCACCTTCCGCGCCAAGACTCGCGATGAGTATTTGGCGCTGGTCAAGGAAAAGACCGTAGCGGAAGTGTTCCTTGAGCTTGTGGAGAAGTGGAACGCCAAGCTACCGCTGGACGCGGACGGCGTGGCAAAGCTGGATCAACACCAGCCGGGCGCCCTTTGGGTTGTCATTAACCACTACGGCGAACAGATGGTGGCCGCCCGCGAGGGAAACTGAAGCGCGGCGTTCGCGCGCTATACCAAGGCACCCCGACTGTTGCCGATCTGGAGCAGGCGGGGCTAACCCTGGAATCCGACGAGATCCGAACGCCCAACCCGGATGGGTGGTTTTACAACGGGAAGGACTGGCGCTGCACCCTTTGGGCCGCGAACTGGCCCGCGATGAAGCTGTTCACCACGTTTTCTACACAGTGGCGCGTCGGCATGAACGGCCCGGTCGGCCTGGATTACAACGTACTGCTCCACGAGCTAGACCGCCGCGACTTGTCTAGGGACGAATACGACGACCTGTTCGGCTCGATCCGGCTGATGGAACGGGAGGCGTTGAAGGAAATGCAGCCCAAGGCATAGACTGCCCCGACCTAACAGTTGGGGCAGTCGAAATGAACCGTTTAGCTATCGCTTTGGCGTTGGTGCTGTCGGGTTGCGCAAGCTCCCCCAGTACCCCGTACCGCGCGCCGCAAGTCACCATCTCTGGAAATGCCACCGAGCAGGCCAAGATGACGATAGTTCAAAGCTGCGTTACGGGCGGCGGCTCAGTGGAGCAGAACACGCCTAACCAATTGGTGTGTTCAAAGCCGATGGACGGAAGCTTCGGAGCGCTGATGTATCGAGCAATGCTCACGCCCGCGTACTCCACTAATCCGGACCTGAAGGCGCGCTACGCCTTCGTGAATACCGGAAGCCAAACGTTCATCACGATAGACACCTACATCGAACACCAGAACGCATACGGGCAGATAACCCACAGCCCGGTGCAGAACAACCAACTGGCCGCCAAGGCGCAGGCCATGTTGGACGCGATCAAAACTCAGATCGAAGGAGGGGCGGCCTCCGTCACCCCTGCCGCTACAACCCCAGCGGAACCCGAGTGCAAAGCCTGCCAGAAGATGGGCGGATAGCGCACAACCCTAGATTCACCCGAAGCCCGCCTAGTGCGGGCTTTTTTATTGCCCGAGGAAACCCATGTCCGAGAGTATCGGCACTGCCCGCCTAGACATTGTGGTGGACACGTCGAGCCTTGACGCGGGCGTAAACAAAGCGAAGAAGTCCACGCAGGATATGGCGAAGGCGTCTCAGGACGCATCGCAGAAGATGGACGCTGGCACCAAGCGGCAGGTCGCTGCGTTGGAGCGCCAGATCGCCACGCTTGGCAAGTCACGTTCGGAAGTCATCCGCTGGCGCATCGAGCAGCAGACCTCGGGCCGTGTGGCTGCGGAATTGACCGCCAAGCTGGACGCGCAGTCGAAGAAGCTCTCGGCCGTCAGCGCCACGATGAGCAAGGTTGGCGGGGCGGCCAAGGCTGCGGTGCTGGGCTGGGCCTCGCTCCTGGCGGCCTCGGTCAGCGTGGGCGCGGCCTTTGCTGGCATCAAGAACAGCATCGACTTCGCCGACAAGCTGAACGACATCAACCAGCGGCTTGGCATCTCTGCCGAGGCGCTGAGCGGCTGGGCCTACGCGGCGCAGCAGACGGGCACGGATATTGATGGCCTTGGGCTGGGCCTGAAGAAGCTCGCCAAGAACATGGCGGAGGCGCTTGATCCGAAGTCATCGCAGGCCAATTTGTTCCAGGCGCTGGGCGTCAGCATCAAGGATGCCAAGGGCAATCTCCGCAGCTTGGAGGATGTGCTTCCGGAGATCGCGTCCGGCTTTAAGAACATCCAGAATGAAACCCTGAAGGCGGCCGTAGCTCAGGAAGTCTTTGGCAAGTCCGGCACGGATCTGATCGAGTTCCTGAACCAAGGCGCTGACGGCCTCGGCGCTATGCGCGACCGTGCGCGGGATCTTGGGATTGAACTGTCGCAGGGCACGCTGTCCGGCGCCGACCAGTTTAACGACAAGGTTGGCGACCTGAAGGTCGTCACGCAGGCGCTATTCACTCAGCTTGCAAATGAGCTTTTGCCAACCCTGACCAAGCTTGTCGATAAGCTGACCGAGGTTGCGGACGAGGGGAACAAGTCGGGCGGCATCATCAAGTGGATTGGTGACCAAGCCGAGGCGGCGGCCAACGATTTCGACTTTATGTCCAAGTCGCTTGATGCGCTTGGCGACGTGTTCGGCGGCCTGAAGGACAGCGCGGTCGGCTACTACCACGCGCTACTCGCGATCAAAAACCTGGATCTCGGAGAGGGGAAGCAGGCTTTTGCCGAGATGCAGGCGGGCAGTGCTCGGAGTCGCGACGGACTAACGCGCGACGTTCGCAACGTAGGGAACGCCACCCCTGCCGTAACGATTCCGGGGATGGACTTCGGCTTCAAGTTCCCCGGCCAGAAGCCATCATTCAGTGCGGTCCCCGTGGGCGGCGTGGGCGCAGTCGAGCCCAGCAGGGAAGCGGCGGTTAACCGCGCACTGGCTGGCGGCGACCCGAAGGCTGGCAAGGCCAAGAAGGAAGGCAAGTCCGACGCAGAGAAGGAAATCGAGCGGCTAGAGGCTGCTTATAAGTCGTTCTCCGCCCAGCAGCTTGAGCAGATCGCCCTGTTTGGCAAGGAAGGCGAGGCGGCAAAGGTCCGTTACGACGTAGAGCAGGGATCGCTAAAGGGACTGTCTGAGGCAAAAAAGCAAGAGCTTATTGCCAACGCAGAAGTCCTAGACCAAAAGCGAGCCGACGATGAGCTTTCCAAGAAGCGCGCGAAGGCGGATGCCGATCACGCCGAGAGGTTCGCGGGCATTCTGGATGACATGCGCACGGAGTCTGACCTCCTTGGCAAGTCCATCGAGCAGCAAGAGGAATACATCAAGCTGAAGTATCTCGGGGCCGAGGCCAACGAGGTAGAACGGCAGGCGGTCATTGAAGGGAACAAGGCGTACCACGAGCGGGAGCGCCTGATTGCCCGTCAAACCGAGTTGATGGACACCTTTCGTAACCAGGCGTCCGGCGCGCTGACCGACGTTATCACCGGCACTAAGTCTCTGAGCGATGCGTTCAAGGACATGTTCGACAACATTGCCGAGCGCATCACGCAGATGATCGCGGACAAGTGGATCGAACAACTGTTCGGCCAGATGGGCACGAGCGGAGGCGGGTCTAATGGCAATTGGCTGGGCAGCCTGTTCGGCATGATGTTCGGCGGCGGTGGATTCGCCAAGGGCGGGGCGTTCTACAGCGGTCAGCCTGTGCAGGCGTTCGCCAACGGAGGAGTGTTCGACCGCCCCACGGCGTTTGGCATGGCTGGCGGCCGACTTGGCGTCATGGGCGAGGCTGGCCCCGAAGCCATCATGCCGCTGACCCGTGGCCGCGATGGCAAGTTGGGCGTGCGTGCAGAGGGCAACTCCAGCACGTTTGCTCCGGTACTGAATCAAACCTTCGTTGTCTCGGGCACCCCGGACAACCGCACCCGCGAACAGATGGCGCGCTCGTCCGGCCGTGAGGCCGCGCGGGGCATCTCCCGCACAGGACGCTAATGGCCTACATCTCTACTCGGATGCCGAGAAGCATTGCGGCAGGGTTCACCGTGTCCAAAGATTGGCGGACGCTGGTTGTTCCGTTGGCGAACGGTCGCGAGCAGCGCAACGCGCAATGGCTGTTCCCGAAGGTTACCGCCCGCGCCAACTATGCCGCCTACACGGCCGCCACACAGGTGGAACTGCAAAACCTGTTCATGGCGTGCCGTGGCAAGTTGCACGTGTTCCGGTTCTACGACCCAACCGACCACGACGCGACCGCACAGCCGCTTATCACCGTGGGCGGTGTCACCTATCTGGCGAAGGCGTACACGTTCGGCACGGAGACGGCT